AAACTAATGGCAAGGCGGTGGTGTGTATAAAGTAAAAATAGTTTGGAAGCTCGGCCAGGATAATGAGGAATGGTGGAACGAATCTTGTATATGGGTGCTTGAAGAATACGGTCTTCCAGGAGACCGTTATACGACTACACTAATAGAAGACTGCTTGATATATAACTTTACAAAACAAGAAGACGCTGCAATGGCAGCATTACGTTGGGGAAACAATTAATGGCAAATGAAGTAAAAGAATACGGATATGAACTACAGAAACTATTTCTGGATTTTATGGTTAGTAATAGAGATTTGGCAGCACGATGCCAAAACGTTTTAGATCCTGAACACTTTGATCGTAGACTAAGAAGTGCAGCAGAGTTTATCAAAACTTATGTAAGTGAACACGGAAACATTCCAGACATTGTACAAGTTAAGGCTACAACAAATACAGACCTGTCACACTTACAAGCACAGGCAGAAGAACACAGCGCATGGTTTCTAACTGAGTTTGAAGGCTTTGCAAGACATAAAGCATTGGAAAAGGCAATTCTGCAAAGTGCAGATATGCTGGACAAGAACGAGTACGGTGCAGTAGAAAAGCTGATCAAAGATGCTGTTCAAGTTGGATTGCCAAAGACATTTGGTACAGATTACTTTGCTGACCCAGCTGGCCGATTGACTGCACTAAAAGATAACAACGGGCAGTTGAGCACAGGATGGAAGACACTCGATGATAAGCTATATGGTGGTTTCAATAGAGGCGAGTTGAACATCTTTGCAGGAGCATCTGGCGCAGGCAAGAGTTTATTCTTACAGAACTTGGGCTTGAATTGGGCTAAGTCGGGATTGAATACAGTATACTTCTCATTGGAACTGTCTGAAGGGCTATGTGCAATGCGTATGGATGCAATGATCTCAGACACACCTACTCGTGAAGTGTTTAAGAAATTAGAAGACGTTGACCTTAAGGTACGTATGGCTGGTAAGAAAGCTGGCGTACTACAAATTGTGCAGTTGACAAATGGTGTAACACCAAATGATTTGCTATCATGGATTAGAGAGTTTCAGACTCAGCGTAAAATTAAAATTGATGCTATCCTAGTTGACTACCTTGACTTGATGATGCCAGCAGGGCAGAAGATTAGCGTTAGCGATATGTTTGTTAAGGATAAACTTGTTGCAGAAGAATTGCGAAACTTAGTTGTTGCAGAGCAGCTATTGTTGGCAACAGCATCACAGTTAAATCGTAGTGCAGTTGAAAGCGTAGAGTTTGATCACTCAATGATTGCTGGTGGTTTGAGTAAGATTCAAACTGCTGATAACGTATTTGGTATCTTTTCTACTCCAACAATGCGCGAACGTTGTATGGTTCAATTACAGTTTATGAAATCTCGTTCAAGTAGTGCAGTTGGGCAGAAGATCGATTTAAGCTTCAATCCAGATACATTGCGTATCAGTGACTTAGATGGTGATACGGTATCAACTACTGTTCGTGCAAGTGATGTATATGACAAACTTAAATCTCGCAGTACTATGGGGACAAATGCATGGGAAAAGCCAACTGGTGCTCATGCATGGGATGTGCCAGCAAATAATTCAGGCGCCTCGCAAGAAACTGCCCCTGTAAAAACGCCTCCGAGTACACAAGGCGCAACAACTGCAAGCCGAGAGTTCTTAAGAGGCATTGTTAGCCGAGAAGAATAATTACTTTGGTAGATATGGCTCAGCTTCTGGCTCAACTTCTTCTTCTGGCTCATTGTCAAAATCAGATGGGGCTAGCTTTGGGCTGTAGTCGTCAACAGGTTCTTCGGTATTAGATTCGGCATCATCGTTATAATCTACAATGTCCTTGCGTAATCGAGAAATTAATGAACTATCCGAAGCAATAATGTCAGCCATACTAACAAAAGCAGCAGTTAGGAGTTTAGACTCTGCAAACGTAATTGGTTGCCCGCTTACCATCTTGTTCAATACTTGCATAAAGCGACTCTGCATCGAATCGCTTACCAGCGGTCTTAGCGCAATCTTTAAACGACTTAGTTCGCTATCAGTAATTTCATGGTCTGGTTCCTGTGTAGCAGAATGCGTGTCGTATTCGCTAATTTGCTGTAGCTTATTTGCCAAAGTTCTAAAATCTTGTGCTGCTGATGAAAGTTGCATTTTCAGTATCTCCTATTAACATTATTTAGCTAAATATATTAATCATGCGTAAACAAACTCGTAGCATCCTCGAAGAAATTACTGGCTTAGTGCCACGTCAAGACAAACATTTGCTTGTCGAAGGCCTAGCGACACAGGCTATTGCCCGTGTAATTAACCTCATTGAGGTCATACAAACTAACTATCCTGAACACCAAGCAGATGAGCTTATCCGTAGATTGCAGTTAGCAATTAAAAATGGTGACCCTGCCAAGTTTACACGCGGAGTACGCTCAATAAAGGAAAATGAACAGTGAAAATTAATGAAGTAAATCGACAGCTTGACGAAGGATTTTTAGATAACTTAATTTCTAAAATTCAAGACATAGCCGGAGACGATGGCGCAACTGGCATAATCCGTGCGTTGCAAGGAAACAATGCAGCTCTTAATAAGTTTGCTGATGCTATTGCAAATTCAGTAACACCGCAAATGACACGTAGAGTTGGCAATTCGCTTAATGCTATCCAAGCTGGTACAGTGCCTATGCCTATTGGTGAAATTTACAAACAAGCGGCCAATGTTGGATCACAGATTGCATCTAAAGATGGCATCGAAGTTAGTCCGCAGTTAATAACACAAACCATTCGATCTAATAAACAAGACATTTTTAAAATTGTTCTTAATGGCGATCCTGGTGACGATGCTACTGTTAAGTTAATATTTGATGCAGTTGCTGGAGGAACTGGAACAGCCAGCATTGGTGTACCGTTTGCAGAAGCAATTAAAACAGTGTCACTAATCGTCGCTGGCACAATTATTTTTATCCAGACTCAACAGCAAGATGCTGAAACTGAGTTTGATGATGCAGCCGTTGAACAGTTCAACACTGTTGGCGCAGAGATTGACAAGTTGCTATTCCTTGATAATTCACCAGCATTACTATCTTTAAAGCCAAATGAGAGACTGCGTGATAATCTTGAAACATTGGTCGTTACATTAATTGGTAACATTAAAAATAAGTTTTTAACACCTGCTGCTGATCAACTTACCGCAGCCGCAGCCAATCCACCAGAAATTATTCAACCAGCATTAGTTACACGATTGCTAGGAAGTCATACAGCTGGTCTTGATGCTGCCGTAGTCAATGCAGTAGTAGCAGCACTAATGCCAATGATAACTGCACAGTTCAAGGAATGGTTAGCTCTTGCTGCAACTGAGCAGACACCAGGCAGACCAAAATCTTATGAATTGTATAGAGCATGGGCAGACAGCACACTTTCAGCACTTGACAATTTAAATATTGGTACTCAACCTACACCTGGCAAGCCACCTGCACCAGTTGGCACACCACCAGATGCAGAAGAAGAAATTCAATCGTTAGCAGATTCACACGATGCAGGAGAGACAGCATTACGTAATGCATTGGCTACTACTCCCAATCTTACTGCTGCCCAAATGAAAGACGTATATGATAAAGCAAGAGCTGCATATGACACCGCACACCCTACACCATGAAAATTTTTGAAATAACATCACCACGTAAGCCAATGCTTACTGAAGCTAAAGCTCGGATTGACCATCCAGAAGATATCATGTTTGACGAGAACGGTATCGAAGGAGCACAACGAGCACTATCAGCACTAATCCATGCTGCTGATAATCATGCAACAACAACTACCATTAAATGGGACGGCAGTCCTGCAGTCATCTTTGGATGGATTGACAAGGGCACATTCATTGTTACTGATAAAGCAGGTATTGGTGCCAAGAAGTACAACGGCCGCCCAACATCAGCAGCTGAAGTAACTGCAATGATTTACAATAGACGACCAGACCAAGCAGGCCGCGCAGAGTATGCTGCATTGTTTGGCGCAATTTACGACTTGCTTAAACGTGCTACCCCTGTTAGTCTTGTTGGTAAAATGATTCAGGGAGATATGCTCTGGATGAAGCCAACAGATCTAACTAAGTCTGAGTCGGCTGTGAGTTTTACACCAAACAAAATCGTATATAATATTGATATCAAGTCTGATTTAGGAAAACAAATTGCAAAGAGCCGTGCCGGAGTTGCAATTCATGGGGTATACGAATCTGCTGATGAAGCAGCATCCAAGGATGGCGAACCTACCCCAACAACTCCAACTGCTCTTGGATTAAAGAACTCACCGGGCCTTGTTATATTTGGGCCAGAAACACAAATTGCAACTGACACTGCAATTAAATTACCAACAGCTGATATTGACAAAGTGCAAGCACTCATAAACAGCCCAGCTGCCGCACAAATTGATGATATGTTAGATCCGTTTGCCATTGGAGCATTGAAGATTGCTAACTTACCAGATATCTTTAAGAGCTTTGTTAACTACAATGCACGTAGAGGACAAGAAATTACTAATGGTAAAGTAGTTGCCAGTGCATTTATGAAATGGTTAGTAGCAGACAGCGGATTAACTCCAAACAAGCAAGCAAACGTGGCACAGCACCTAAAGGAATTTAGCAGACCGTTCCAGACTGCATGGGACATTGTAGCAGGTATTACTGTTATTAAGCATAAAATCAAAGATCAGTTAGATAAAGCTACTGCTGGAAGTGGCGTGCAAACAAGTGGTGGCCACGAAGGTTTTGTATCAGCAACACCGCATGGTAAGATTAAATTAGTGAACCGACCAGTGTTCATGAAAGAGGTATAACATGGAAGAAGACAACAGCTTTAGTTTTATTAAAGAAAACTGTAATGAAAGCAAGATGTTTCGCAATGCGAGTATTAGCCAATTAACACTACGTGACACAGTAGATAGTGTTTTTCTTAATTTACTTACTTTATATTTGTTTAGTAAAGAATTTGAAACAGCACCGTTTGCACAGGACTATGCCCATCGTACAATGATGTATGGTAATTTCACGTTGCCAAGAGTTGGCGGAACTGATCTTTACCAAGGCCTACACATCATCTTAAATCCCACTGGTCCAACAGCACAAAATCTTAAAGCGCCTGATCAGAACTTAGTACTAGCTAAACAGCTACGGACGAATGCTAAATTAGTTAAGCAGTTCCTAATTGGTATCACCGACGGAACACTCGACCGTATTACTGCAATTAGATTAATGTACCGCATCGAGGGTCAGATGGGTATTGATATTAGTAACTATAAGAGCCTGCGTCGATTGATTACTGATTGGGAAAATCTTTCAACTACACAACGACAGTTATGTGTGACAAGATTACTCCAGTATTATCATCTTCGTGGTAAGCGTAGTGAATTGTTACCAGTACTTGAAGTATTGGCGAGAAATAAAGGTATGGAAATGACTCAAGCAGGCAATGCAGAATTAGCAGCAGTCGGAGCAGGGGCAATTGTAGGATCACGATCAGGAAATGGTTTCTTGGCTGGTATTGCAAAGGCCGGTGCTGCTGGACTTGCTGGATATGCACTTGGCCGAGCAATTCATTCGGTAAAATAATGGAACAACGAGAAGATAAAAAATCATGGATGGTGCCTGGAGCACACATGGGGGCTGACCCTGAATTCTTTACAGCTTGGACACTGTATGATATTAGTCCAGCATCGGGAAAAAGCCGTGAAAATTTAGCTTCGTTAATGAATATCATTGCTAATCGTGGACAACCGTTGCTTGCTGGTGTTGACTGCATAGACCAGCAGGATGTTACAAATGGCTTATTTGGAGAGAATATCACAGGACTACACCGTGTATGGTGTTTAAAATGGATTGCTGAACGTATTGGGCAAATGACAGAAGATACACTAGCAGTAGATAGTCAAGGTAAAATATTAAATATTGGACTAACCGAGACGGCAGTTCTCAATGGACACACTATTACAACTGGTCCAGACGCAAATACGTTTTACATTAGACACGATTCTTTCTAGATGGCATAAGTATAGTAGGAAGTATTACTTCCCATTATACTCAACTTTGACTCAACTTTAACTCACTTTAACTTGCAAATCTCGAGATTTGCAATATACAATATTGCGGAAATGAATGTAATGTCTGATAACACACGCCCATTGGCTGAAAATACAAGTTTAGAAATGCACGTGGAATTGTGTGCAGAACGATATCGTAGGCTTCAAGAAAAGATTTCGATGGTTGAAGACCGCCTGGGTAATATCCATGTTGACTTTGCATCATTTAAAACTGAAAATCAAAAAAATCTTAGCGAAATTAAGAATTTATTAAGCACTGCTAAAGATGAGAAGTTTAAGATTATGATAACCTCCACAGCAACAGTAATCGTAGGATTACTTGCAATGCTTGGTTATGTAATTACACACCTAACAAAATAATGCAAATTGTAGTTGAAGCAAAATTGGTATGGGCTCGCAAGGGCAAGGGAATAGCAAAAAAAGTTAGATGCACCACTGGACGTAAACGTGGTAGAGTAGTAAGTTCTGCAGCAAGTTGCAGCAAAAAAATTGATATTAAAAAACGAATTCGGTTCACACGAACCAAAGCAAAGATGCGTACTCGATTCATAATGAAGTCGAGGCGAACTAAAAAGTTTAACCCAATCTCGAAAAGAGTGGCTAAGCTAAACAAACCAAAACACTAAATAAGCTACTGGAGAACACTATGAAGTTTAATGACATTACAACAATACAAACACCGGCTCAAGCTGCACGCCGTGCGTTACGCCGCGAAAGCATTCAGGTACAGCCATTAGGCGGCCGTGCTTTACGCGAAGAGCTAACACGAGTTACCCGTGAAATCGACGCTTTATCAAGCAACGGTGGCGCAGGCTATGCCCGAGCTATTTTGCAAAAAGAAGTATACGAGGATATGGCAAATGTAGATCCAATGCTTTTTGAAGCAGACTTGGATGATAGCGAAATTGAACAAGCTGAAGTTATTATTGCAGCCCGCGCCATGAATAAAGACTTTCAGGGCATGATCGAAGACGTTGCTGATATGCTTGGTAGCGATATGATTACTTTGATTGACCAAATCAAATCACGATTTGGTGATGGTGCAGGTGAACAGTATGCACAAACTGTTAAAGCAGCACTTGAAGGTGCAATTGATAGTTTAATGCAAACTAAAGATGCATTAGATTCAGCTATTACTGGTTTGTCTGATGGTGGCGCAATGATGGCACCAGCAGGACAGCAAGCTCCTGGTGAAGAAGTTCCAGCTGCCCCTATTTTTCCAAGTAGCGCAGGTCCTGTAAGTGAACCAACTGGCCGGGAGATGAAGAGTGATATTGCTTGAACTATCTAGCGTAGATCAGGGATTTGCTAACGCCGTTAAAATGTTGCTTATTAAAGGGCAAAATGACGGTTTAGCAACAATTCCAATGGCAGACTTAGTTCAGCGGTTGAACAAGATGGGATTTAGTGCTGGCAATCAAATTGATGCTATACGAGGTCTCATTGCTACATTCAAAGCAAAGAATAATGATTTAGTAGCTGACGTTAATAACAATGATATTAGGTTAACAACTGTTCCAACAGCTGACACTGAAGATCAAGCATTAAAGAATCAGGAAACTGTAAGCAAAGATGCAACCAAACAAGCACGTAAGGATTTAGGATTATGAGTCGCGTAATGTTAACTGCTAGCGAAGCACGATTAAAGTCTTTACAAGACATTTATGTATTGCGTGAAATCCGCGACCTTGAAGAAGAAGTTATCCTTGCTGCTGCTGCTGGAGAAGTTGAAGTAATAATTACAACTACAAGCACCATGACAAAGAATATATCCGAATCAGGTTATTTGCTTGCAACTGAATATTTCAACGCTTGGAACGGTACACGTGACGACCGCCAAAAGACATTGCAAATGTCCAAAATTATACAATACTTTTCAGATCTCGGTTATACAATCGAACGCCAAATCAATCCAGGAACACAAACCACTTTTCAGTGGATTTTAGCCTGGTAAATCATTGACTTATTATACACGAGTGTGTATAATAAGTTATAATGATAAATTTCAACCCCTTATACAACTACGAAAAGCTAGCCAGGATCGAAGGTCCCAGTCGGCTCTATCAAACCCCCGATGGCTCTAAAGTACCCAGCGTAACAACCATCCTTAGTGCCACTGCTGACAAGACTTTTCTTGTTGCATGGCGCAAACGTGTAGGAGATGCTGAAGCAACACGTATCTCAACCGAGTCTGCAGGACTCGGTACCTTAGTTCACAAGCACGTTGAAAACTTTCTTGAAGGCATTGAACGCCCTGCTGGTAATAACGATGTCCGCAAGCTAGGACGAGAAATGGCAGATCAAATTATTACACACGGCTTGCCAGACGTAACAGAAATTTGGGGCATGGAAGTGCAACTATATTGTCCAGGGCTATACGCAGGCACAACTGACTTGGTTGGGATGTACAAAGGCGTGCCAGCAATCATGGATCACAAGACAGCAAAGGTGATGAAGAAGCCTGAATGGATGCAAGATTACTTTATTCAAACTGCTGCATACGCCCTTGCGCACAACGAAGTCCATGGTACTAAAATTAGGACTGGGGCATTGTTCATGGTAGATCGAAACAAGGAATACAAAACATTTGTAATCGAAGGAATTGAGTTCGACAAATACTCAGATTTATGGCTTCAACGAGTAGAACAGTATTATAAACTAAACTAAGTATTGCAGTGAAAAACAGAACATTAGAACATTGGTTTATGGATCGACAAAGTAAATTGGCCGCCTGGCGCGAATGGCGGAGTGAATTAGCAGCAATGTCGGATCCGTACACAGAAGTTGCAGAATGGTGGAAGTTTGTTCCACTTGTAAACAAAAAGGTTGACCCTTGGCGCACAGAACTTTGGCCAGATCCATGGTCGCTTATTAGCGGCGGTGAGTTTTGTCAAAATGCACAAGGACTTGGAATGTTCTACAGCTTTGTTCTTAGCAGCATTGATTGTGAACTTGTATTAGCAATGGTAGAAGAAATTCCGCGACTAATGGTAATAGTAAACAACACTAAATTATTAAATTATTACGACGGAGAAGTGATTGACACGGAAACTGCCAATCTGCAAATTTTACAAACCTGGACGGCTAATGACCTCGCAAGACTGGTTAAAGTGTAAACTTATTGCGTCAAGGTCAGAGGTTAAGTACGTGTCAGACATAACAATTAGAATTTAAACTGGAAACAAAACAATATGAATAAAAGTGTAATCAATGTAGTAAAAAGAGATGGCCACAAAGAGCCATTGGATATTAACAAAATCCATTTAATGGTAGAGGAAGCATGCGAGGGGTTAGCAGGAGTTAGCGTTAGCCAAATTGAAATGAATGCAGATTTGCAGTTTAACGACGGCATTACATCGGCAGATATCCAGGAAATTCTTGTACGTAGTGCAAGTGACTTAATTAGTTTAGACAAACCAAATTACCAATTTGCTGCGGCACGTTTGCTATTATATGGCTTACGCAAAATTGTATTTGGCAAATTTGACTATGCGCCGTTATATGATTTAGTAAAGTCTAACGTTGCCGCAGGCGTATATGATGCAGAGCTGCTGGAGCAATACAGCGAATCAGACTGGCGCCAACTTGATGTGTATATTAACCATCAACGAGACCTTGACTTTACCTATGCTGGTATGCGCCAAGTAGTAGACAAATACCTTGTGCAAGACCGTAGTAATGGCCACATCTACGAAACACCGCAATACATGTACATGATGATTGCTGCAACATTGTTTGCAACTTATCCAACGGCAACACGCCTAGGCTATATTCGCCGTTATTACGATGCAATCTCTACATTTAAAATTAACATTCCTACTCCAGTAATGAGTGGCGTGCGTACACCCATTCGTCAGTTTGCCAGTTGTGTATTAGTTGATGTTGATGATACACTATCTAGTATCTTTAACAGTAGTTCAGCAGTGGGTTATTACATTGCTCAACGAGCTGGTATTGGTCTGAACGTGGGTCGTATTCGTGCCATCAATTCTAAGATCCGTGGTGGCGAAGTTGCACACACAGGTGTCATTCCTTTCTTGAAAGTGTTTGAATCAGTTGTGCGCAGTTGCACACAAAATGGTGTTCGTGGTGGATCGGCCACTGTTCACTTCCCAATCTGGCATAAAGAGATTGGCGATGTTATTGTTCTAAAGAATAACAAAGGTACCGAAGACAACCGTGTACGTAAACTTGATTATTCGATTCAGTTAAGCAAGATCTTTTACGAACGTTTGTTGTCCAATGGTGACATTACATTGTTCTCACCGCACGATGTTCCGGGCTTGTATGAGGCATTTGGTAATAACGAAGTGTTTGATGCATTGTATGTCAAATACGAAAACAATCCTAAGATTTCCAAGAAGACTGTCAAGGCTATGGAATTGTTCAGCGAGATCCTTAAAGAACGTGCTGAGACTGGTCGCATCTACATCATGAATATTGATCACTGTAACAGTCACAGTAGTTTCACTGACATGGTGCGTATGAGTAACTTGTGCCAGGAAATTACATTGCCAACAGATCCTATTCAAGGATTAGATGATACCGAAGGCGAAATTGCATTGTGCATCTTGAGTGCAATTAACGTTGGTAATTTACGCGAGCTTGATGACTTGAAGAACTTAACTGAGTTAGCAGTACGTGCATTAGATCAGATCATCGACTATCAACGTTATCCAGTTATTGCAGCAGAGATTAGTACTAAGGCTCGACGTAGTCTTGGCATTGGCTACATTGGCCTTGCACACTACCTTGCTAAGAAGGGTTTGAAGTACAGTGACGTTGAAGCAGCGCAGTCAGTCAATCGACTAACAGAAGCTTTTCAATACTATTTGATTAAAGCAAGTGTACAGTTAGCCAAAGAGCAAGGCAAGTGTGAGTATTTTAGCCGTACAAAGTATGCGCAAGGTATCTTGCCAATTGACACATACAAGCGTGATGTTGACGAGTTCCTGGGTACAGACTTGCACTACGATTGGGAATTGTTGCGCAGAGAAATTGCCGAACATGGTATGCGTCACAGCACACTAAGCGCACAAATGCCAAGTGAATCAAGTTCAGTTGCCAGTAATGAAACAAACGGCATCGAACCTCCGCGTGCAGCAATGAGTATTAAAAAGTCTAAAAAGGGACCTCTAAAGCAAATTGTCCCACAGTACGGTAGTTTGAAAAACAACTACTCATACTTGTTTGAGGAAGGTGTACAAGGTGGATACGTTAAGATTGTTGCAGCAATGCAAAAGTATTTTGACCAAGCGTTCAGCGGCAACTGGAGTTACAATCCCAAGCACTATCCCAACAACGAAGTGCCAATGAGTGTTATGTTCAACGATCTTTTAACTACATATAAATTGGGCTGGAAGACTAGCTACTACCAGAATACATATGATATGAAGGGCGAGGATGAGGATAATATTTCCTTTAACCAAACAACCCCATTGCAATTGCAGCAAGTAGATGATTCCGAGGCCTGTGAGGCTTGCACAATTTGAAGAACAACATGACAGCAACAGTTTTTAATATTAATAAAGTAGACTTCACTAAGCAACCAATGTTCTTTGGTGAAGCACTAAATGCTCAGCGATTTGATGTATTCAAGTATCCAATCTTTGATAAGCTAACGCAAACACAGCTTGGATACTTTTGGCGTCCAGAAGAAGTGTCACTGCAAAAAGATCGTAGTGACTACCTTGACTTCCGTGATGAACAAAAGTTTATCTTCACTGCAAACCTGAAGTATCAAATCTTGCTGGATAGTGTACAAGGTCGTGGACCAACAATGGCATTCATGCCATACTGTTCATTACCTGAGCTTGAAGGTTGCATGAATGCCTGGCAGTTCTTTGAAAACATCCATAGTCGCAGTTATACACACATCATTAAGAATATCTACAGTAACCCAAGTGAAGTGTTTGACACTTTGCTTGACGACGAAAAGATTCTTGCTCGTGCCAAGAGTGTTACTAAAAGCTATGACGAGTTTATCGATACTGCAAATCAATACTTTTACGGTGGCAAAGGAACATTGCGAAATGTTAAGAAGAAGTTGTTCCTGGCCATGGTCAATGTCAATGCGCTTGAAGCACTTCGTTTCTATGTGTCATTTGCATGTAGTTTTGCATTTGGCGAGTTAAAGAAGATGGAAGGGTCTGCAAAGATTATTAGTCTTATTGCCCGTGACGAAAGTCAACACCTAAGCATCACAAGTCATGTTATTAAAAATTGGTTCAAAGGTGACGAGCCAGAAATGCAAGAAATCGCAAATGAGAACATTGGTGCCATTGGCGAAATTTATGATCAAGTTGTTGCAGAAGAAAAAGATTGGGCTGACTATTTGTTTAGTAAGGGCGCAATCGTTGGTCTAAATGCAAAGCTGTTACATCAGTATGTCGAACACATTGCTAATCGTAGGCTAAAAGGCCTAGGCATTGAAGCTCGATATGATCGTAGTGCAAATGACAATCCGCTGCCGTGGACTGAGCATTGGACCAGCAGTAAAGGCTTGCAAGTCGCTCCTCAGGAAACTGAGATTGAAAGTTATGTTATTGGTGGTATTAAACAAGACGTAAGCAAAGATACTTTTGCTGGATTTAAACTTTAAGGAAAAAAATGTTACTTGATATTAAAAAAGATGGCGATGTAGTTACACTGAAAATGAGTTCAGGTGAAGAACTAATTGGTACGTACAAAAATGATGATTCGACATCATACACAATTGATCGTCCAGTTACACTAAGTGTTGGACCCAAAGGTGGCCCTGCTCTTACTCCGTATTTGATGACAGTAAATCCTGCTACTACACGCAATCTTAAAATCAATCGAGCATTGGTAGTGTGTATGGCAAATACTGACAAGGAACTTGCTGATCAATATAGTTCAGCAATGAGCGGTATTCAAGTTGCTCCAGCAGGATTTAGACTGTAATGCCAGCAGCTCATCGTCAAGGTGATGCCAATGACGGTGGCGGCACAGTAGAAGGTGTTGCCCAAGGCACTGTTTATATCAACGGCAAATTAGCAGTCATTGATGGTAGCAGTGTATCTGGGCACGGAACTGGGGAACACAGTGGCCCAGTTACTGCAAATGGTAGTGCTACCGTGTTTATTGGCGGCATTCCTGTAAATAGGCAAGGTGATGCTGATACATGCGGCGATGGGCGAGCGGCTGGTAGTCCAGATGTATTTGTAGGGCCATAATAAACAAGTCTCCCATAAATATATGGGAGATTTCAACTTATGTGCGTACAAAAACCAACTGGCAACGGAGCAAGAAAAAAGACCCCAAGCGGCATTGTTTATTACGATGACACGCCTGATGGGCATGCTGCCCAA